ATCATTATAGAAGTAATGGTACAAGTGCCAGTTAAAGCCGTACTTCTTAGCATTGGCAATGTGTTCTGCTGCATGATGATCTAGTCTTAAATCAACCGACGCACGAATAATTAATGTCTCTATTCCAGCGTCTTTCATGGCTTGATAGTCAACCTTTTTCGGGTCTTGAAATTCCGATAAGTCAACGGCATTAACTCGAATCATAACTAACTACCTCCCATAAATGCTTTGACCTTGCTCATATCAGCTTCACTGAACATTGCAATGTTGGCAAAATGATCTTCTACCCGGCTTGACGTTGAACTGCTGCCACTTTGTTGAATTATATTTTCGGGACGATTAATGCTCCGGATAATTCCTAGCATTGCCGCGTTGATGTCTTTCATTGCTAAGGCGGTATTATTCAACGTAATTTCAATTTGCGGGTCTGTGTTAAATTCAGAAACATTACCTGATATCCCCATTACCGTTACATCAACATTCATGTTGTTAAACTCGGGAACAATCAAGCGCCAAACGTCACCAATTTGTGCTTCTTCATTAGTTCCACTAATGGTTAATGACGTCTGTGGTGTGTGTTGTACGTTCTGATCGACGTATTTTTTCAGTGCGTCCATATCGTAAATGCTGTCTACAACAACGGGTGCCCCACGATGAAGCCCGTACTTTTTAACACTGTCTTCGTCTGTGTAGTGGAAGTGAAGTGCATAGTACGTTTCGCTTGTCGTATTCAAATCGTCAGCATTACCACCAGCAGAAGAACCGCTACCAACAAACGCCGCGATCTGTGGATTACGTTTCCAGAAGTTAGGTTGATAGTCATTGATGTTGCCGATATAGCACGTCTTACCAACATCTGGTTCAGCAATATAGGTATTGTTATCTAGCGCCCAAATAACGTGATAACTATTACCACGTGCGCCAAAAAAGCCCATATCACCAGTCTGTACTTGATCGCGACTAATGTCAGTTGAGCCAGCTTCTAGCGTTACTGTGTTACCTCCACCGATATCAAGACCACACGCTTTGGCGATTTGTTCACCTAGTCCTGAACAATCCATTCCTGCTCTTGGATTATTACCAGAGTGACCACCGCCCCAAACGTAAGGAATACCAACGAATGACTTAGCAACTTGAATCCACTTAGAAGCGCCAGCGCTACCAGTGACAGTATGACCGCCCCAGCCTTTAATTACGTTGACACAGCCGGTAATTGGCTTACCAATAGCCGGATTAGGTGTCACACCTGCTAAGTCCCAGACGGCCGCTGCTGTCCCTTGTAGATAACAGCGGCCAATTGAGCCTTTGCCAAACTCTTGATTCCATTTGGCTTGTAACGCTGGATTTGGTGCCATAGAACCTTCTGGTGCTGACCACGCCGGATTAATTGAATCACTGTTGGCGCATTCCTTAATCCACTCACAAACAGACACAGCGTCTTGATAAGGGTCTCCATGTCGGTATGTATGATTAAGCCAGCCGTAATATGTCCCTTGTTCCATTAGCTCGTAAGCGAAGAACCATTCGGGACTAACACCAGCACTTTTCACTGTGTCATACAGCCGATTAACATCAACACCCCAAGCGTGAACCCGTTGTGAACGATTGGCAAAATCCGCCAGCATTGCGCCTTTATTAACACCAAAATCAGCATTAATTGGTGACTTACAAAAGCCTTCAACATTGTCTAGGTTTCCACCGCCACCAGCACCGCCAGATGTAATGTCCTTTTCCATCTTGCCACCATAGACTTCACAGTCATTAACAAGATCGACAACATCAATCTGAACATCGGCGTTAGGTGTGTTAAACAGGTACCGGAATTGTTTGCCGGTCTTGTGTTGCAAACTAGCAAGGTCGTAAATATCAATACCTTTTTTACCACGTTTAGGCAACCAGTAAGCGCCAAACAGTTTCAAATTAGACCCAAGCCATTCGTACAAAGACCCCGAGCAATCAACAGCCGCTTGAATAAAGTTACCGTGTAGATCATAGGTGAAGCCTTGATCGTTGTTATTAACGAACTTATCCAAACGGTCTTTCAACGTATAAGTTTGTTGCTCGTCAGTCCTTTTAGTGACAACACCCGGCTGTTTAGGGTCGTCAGAATCGTTGTTATCACTTTTTGATGAACTATCGTTGATGTCCGGATTATCTTCTGTTGGCTCTTGCTGGTCAATTCTAATATTCTTCATAACATCAATCACATCGGCTGTGGCGGTGATTTGTGCGGTTTGCATACCTTGTTCATCGGTCTTTTCTTCCCGTTGTTGAATACGGTATTTATAGCCGTCATACCAAACACCACATTTTTCCTTAGCAGCGTTAAACACGCCTTTGTAGTCTTCAGAATATGTCAATATAAATGATATTTCGTAATTAGTATTGACTTGCCAGTTACGCTTAAATGAATCATGCAAATCTTGAAAATCGATACGCCAAGAATGGACATTCTTTTTAGTATCATTCTCGTCGTTTTCGTTGATATAAATTTGTTTCCTGCTCATGATAACCACCACATCGCAAAGTCAAAGCTAATCACGCCGTTAAAGTTTTCAACGGTGAATTTGTTGTCTCCCTTTTGTAATGACATATCGTCTTCATCTTCATAAAGATCAAGAAAATCATTGTTGCCATTAAAGGTCGAATGAACAAGATTCAACTGTTCAGTGCCGTTGAACGCTGACTTTTTATGGAATGTTTGACCCGTTGTATGATTGATTACTTTCATTTCACCGTTTGATGAACCTTTCATCGTCATAATGAACGGGTGGTGTCTGCGCTCGGGGTCAATCATGATGTCTGACGCATTATGAACAGTAAACGAATTCGTATTAAAAGAATATGCTGATTTGTCTTGTGGCTCGTTGTTGCCAAAGCCAATCACAGCATTATTCCAGTCGGCCGTTGTGCCCACACTACGACTTAAACCAATTAGGTCGGTAAACGTCACTTCACACGTCCATGCTCGCTCATTCGTAAAGGTCGGTTTAGCTAACTTAGCCTTCACGAAATACATTCGGTGCGGCCAGTTTGCAAAGCAAATCCAATAAGGGTCGCGAGAAACCAAAAAACGTTGCAATTCATCATAAGCAAGCATTGCGTCAGATTCATTGATACCTTCTAGCAAAAATTCGGCCGTGAATTCTCGTTGGTCGTACGTTGTCGACACCAGAAATGAGCCGTCACGTAAACCAACTTTCTTGGTGTTGTCTGTCATTGTCGCCGGCTGTACGTCGGGCGCACGATAGCAATAAACGCCCTCTAAGTCAGGGACGTCGTAAATGCTATGCCATTGTTCACCCTTTCCATCGGCTGCAATTGCAAACTCTACCGGGTCAAACGCTAGGTATTGTTTAGTGCCAATACCAATATCTCTTGCATGTAAAAAAGGATAAGCACGCGGCTTATCCTTTCGTAAAGAAAATACTTGCATATTTCCACTATCCTTTCAGTATCGACATGCGTTGTGCTTGTCTCTTACTTACAGCGTCAGTAATCTTTTCATCGCTTAGGTATACATTCGGGTCAATATCTTGGACAGAACCAACAAGAACTTCGAGTAACTCAATCATTCGATCAAGTTTCGAGTTACCGCCTTGTTCACTTCCAGCCGTTGCTGGTTGAGCTTGTGCGGTAGCTTCAAACGCCTTATCAAGTAACGGCTCTGCTGATACAGCATAAGGATTTAAGACAAATTCATGCCCTTCTGGATTATCTCCTAGAATTGCATGGGTTAGCCCAAATACTTCACCACCAGTAGCAAAGTGAGGCCAGAATTGATTACGAGTACCACCTTGCGGGCCACTGTGTAACCAGTCCATCTTACGGACCCCACGAATGACAGTAGAACCGATTGAGTTCAACCAATCAGTGTTGTTAAAGAACGCTAACAGTTCATCAAATGGATTAAATCTGTTGCCGTGTCCCGGTAAAGCGTATTTGGCAAACGTACCCGGCGTGTATTGAAGGACACCAGCCGCTTCATTACCACCGGAGTTGACGTCGTGTACCTGTTGAACAATTGACCGACCACCAGATTCACTCATAATAGTTTGCCATAGCATACCGAAAAATCCATCGCTAGGATGGATCTTTTCGATTGTTGCCGCCGCCCGCATCATATCCTTTGACAACGACTTGTTTTCAAAGCCATATAAAAAGTCAGTGATCGTGTGACGAACCCAATGCTCCATGCCATTAGTGATTTTATCCCACTCACCACGAGCTAGACTGCCAAAATTACCCATACGGCCATAGTCACCACCAACAGCACCTTGAATTAGGCTCTTGACCTTTTGAATTGGTTGCTCAAGGTATTTCTCCATTGAGCTGAACTTTTCACCTAATCCAGATACAACATCGATTGCGCTTGAAATGAAGTGGCTCAAACTAGAAGCAATGTGACCAACAATTCCACCGTTGGCGAAATGTTGAGCACCAACAATACCACCAGTTGCGTAATGGTCAACGCCGGCCATATTCATAATCTGACGTGTTTCAGGCCCGCTATAAACACGAGTACCTTCTGGTAACATCAAAGTTGCATTTCGTTCTTGACTCATACCAAACGAGCCGTCAGGGAATTGAAGCAATTCCTTCCAGTCCTCCCCGGCACCATCATTAACAACAGACAAATGCCGATGAACAATACCACCTTGTGCATAGTGAACCTTACTTAGTTTACCAATGCCACTACCGTGTCCAGTAAAGAATGACCAGACTTTATCAATGGCACTAATACCACCGTTAATAACACTAATAACGGCATTCATGCCATCTTGAGCAGCCTGCTTAATACCATTCCAGATGCCTTTAAAGAAGTTAGCAATGGAATTCCAACCGTTGGTCCAAACTGAGTGAACAACAGACATGCCACGAGAAACAGCATTACTAATTGTTGACATCCCATTAGAGGACTGTGACTTCATGCTCTTCCATGATCTTTGTAGATACTTACCTACAGTTGACCAAGTTCTATTCCAATTTTTTTGGAATGTCTTCGACCACTTATCGTGTGCCTTTTGAACGTTCTTATAACCGTTCTGGCAGTCTTTAACAAAGCCTTTCCAGGCCTTAGAAGCATTTTTACTAAACGTCTTCCAATACTTGCTCCAACGCTTTTCAGAAGCTTTTTGCTCCTGTTTTTCCATTTTTTCTTGATTTCTGTAATTCTTCTTGTATTCCTTTTGGACTTTAGCGAAGTTCTTGCGTAAATCTTTTTCCCAACCGGCTTTGCCACTAAAAGCATCACCAATTTTATCGGAAATCTTTTTAGCGTCTTTCTTAATGCTTTTACCAGCATTAGCAAAACCCTTCTTTACATTGTTGAAGAATCTACCTAAATCTTTCTCCCACTTAGCATGACCAGTAAAGGCTTCCTTTAAAGCTTTGCCCAGTTTATTAACTTCATTCCGAAAAGTCTTGGAATGATTGTAAGCATAAACCAGTGCACCGACAATCGCCATAATTACTATTACGATTAACCCATATGGGTTCATCTTCATAGCCTTGTTTAGTAATCCTTGCGCAACGGCCATTGCCTTTGTTGCGATAGTCCACGTCTTAGTAACGGCTAAAGTAGCTAATTCTGCTGCTTTGTAAGTTGCTAGCACAGCAGTAACTACTCCAACAGCTACACCAAGTCCTTTAAAGATGTTAGTAGCGCTTGAATAACCTTCCATACCACGAGAAGCCTTATTAATAGGTTCAACAAGCTTTGCAAAAGCATTTAATAACGTTTTAACACTGGTACCAATAAAGTCGAGTGTCATTGAAAAGCCTTTCCAGGCTCCGCTAATGAAAGCCTTGGTAACTAGACCTATAACTTTGTTTAACGCTTCAAAAGGTTTTACCAAACTAGCTACTAAATCAATAGCTCCATTCAAACTATTGGTAATAGTCCTACCAAAGTTCTTAAAGCCTTTTCTCGTTGCTGGATCGGTCGTCCATTTAGCTATTGCACCCAATAATGGATTTCTAGTTTTAAACAAACCTTCTTCTAGCGAACCAGCTAATCGTGGTGCCATTGATTGAATGGTACGCATGGAACCCCAGCCGGTACTCATCATGTTGTCAACGGCTTTCTTGTACTTACCGTTACCTAGTGATTCAAATACCTCTTCAAGGGCTTTTCCAGAAATCTTCCCTTGCTTAGCCATTTTACGCATTCCCTTTACAGTTGTATGGAAATGTTTAGCCATAGCTTCGTCAATCATAGGGAAATACATACCAATTTGGTTCAATTCTCCTTGCGTTACTTTACCGGTGGCAAGGCCATGAACCATATCTTGTTCAACCTGTGTCATTTGATCACCGGTTAACCCAACGGCATCACCCATGTTTAACATCGCTTTAGTCATGTCATCGGCTTCTGATTTACTTGAATGTAAGTGATAGAAGCCTTGTTCCAGTTCGTTTACAACGTTGGTAGCTTGTCCAGTTTTAACAGATAAGTTGTTAATGGTATCAACCATCGCATTACCTTTACTTGCACTACCCGTTAAGGTATTCCAAGTAGCCTGCATCTTTTGCTGTTCTGTATCAAATTCCATACCAGCAGAAGCAGCAGAGCGCAATGCGCCACCAATAGCCATAATACCGTTTAAAATGGCACCACCAACAAACGTGCCTGCCATGACTTCGTGCATGTTAGAGAAAGACTTTTTAGTCGTATCAACTTGATGCTGAATGTTCTTCATCGAATTAGAAACCCGGTCTTTAATAGACATCGTGGTTTCTTTCTGCTTAGGAACATCATGAATTTTACGAGCAAAGGTATCTAGTTTAGCGTCTTTGACTTTTGCTTCAAGATTAGTGACTTCTTGCTTAGGCAATCCTTTTAATTTATTGCTATAAAGGTCAAGACTTCGGGTGACACTACGAGTGGCTTCAATTGCTTTATCACGGTAACTGAGTAGGTCTTCCTTATTCTGTTTCAAAGCGCTTGAAGTTTTTTGAGTTGCTTCTTTAGCATCAGTACCAAACTTTTTCCACTTCTCGTTAGTGGTGGTAAGCCCATTAGACGCTTCTTTAACGGCGTTTTCGGCTTGCACCATTTCGCTTTTGGCCTGTCTAACGCCTGAGGTTACTTCATCAACGAATTTCCAGACCCACTTTTTTTCAGCAACTGCATCACTCACTTATGTCACCCCTTTCCTATTCTTTGCATCGCTTCAATAAACTTTTGATTACCAACAGTTAAGCGCTCTTCTTTAGGCTTGTTACCATCAATTAACTTCTCCACTTGAGCCTTATCCCGATCAGACAATTTCTGGAACGCTTCGTCTAATGCGTCTTGATTAGCTTCCACTCCTGACACTGTCATTTGTGGGATTCTGTGCCCATAAAGGATCTGCTGACGTTGATCTGACAAGTGTAGTTGGTAACCTTTGTTTGCCGCTTTAAACTCTTTCGGCGACATTTCGTTTAATTCAGTAATCGAAAGACCTATTCGCCGGGCTTCGATAATGATTCGGTCGAAGTCATCCACCCTTTGAGCTTGTTCAGATCGTCCTGGATTGATTTGAGACCGATAATCATTGTTTGACGACGGTCCTTGTCGTCCGTTTGGTCGATCTGTTCTTGAACCATGTCGGCGTTCTTGTTGCTGTTCTTCAAAAATTCGGATAACTTCCGGGCTAAAAAATCATTAGCATTCAAAGACTTAATGATGTCTTCAAAAGCCGCGTTTGTTGCTTCGTCGCTAGCAAAAACAGTTGATTCAAGCGCTTCTTCAACGTCGGTTTCTGCTGGTTGCGCACGTTTGTACCATGCAAGTGAGTGATAATAGGCGGCTACAATCATATCAACGTTGCCATCAAGTAATCCTTGCACTAAATTAGTAAAACCATCTGTGTTGTCGTCCTTTAATTCTTTATCGTCTCGTGTTTGACGGTAAAATTGGAAGTTTAACTTGGGTTCATGAGCTAAGTTGTTAATGTTCAATACTTGCATATTTTAATTCCTCCATAACACCCGCCCTTGCGTACTGTGTATTTCGTAGGCGAGCTCAATCAATTAAGTTACTTACCTTGTCCCGGAGTAATTGTCTGGGTACCGTGATCCTTTAGGTATTGTTCCATTGGTGTTGGTTGTGGATCTTCGGTTCCACCAAAGTCAGTGTTGTGGGCGAAGTCGTACATTTGAAGACCGATCTTATAGATGTCTGGGTCAAGTTCCTTTTGTAGAACAACGCCTTCCTTTGAATCACCTTCAATGTTGTAAGTGATGTTAGCGTGGAGTAAGTTGTTGACCGCTTCTGTGTCAGGTACACCGTTTGGATAGGCTTCGGCGAACGTTGCGGGAACAATGAATTGGCCCGGATTTGCGGGGTCGTCTTGCTTTTCGTTAAAGTCTAAACGCCAAATACCGACCTTAACTTGTTCCTTAACCGCCCGCTTCAAGCCGTAGTAAATTTTCTTGTCATTCTTTTGCCAGTAAGAATCAACAACGAAGGTTTCAGCAGTAGCACCAGGACTAGAGATAGTCCCCTTCTTTAAGTTGATCTTGGTGTTTGATGGTGTGTTAGTAGTGGAGGTTGCTGCTTGTTGACCAAGCATAGCAATCAATGCGTCAGCTGCGTCCCAAGGGAACTTAATCCCATAGATAATCAGATCGGCTTTACACATGTCATTTTCATTAATTTTTGGCGTGGTAACCATCTTTTCTCACTATCCTTTCCTAATTGAGTAAACAAAAAAGTCAAACAATAAGGCGTTCCGCTTTAACGGTGCTCCATCGTTTGACTCGTCATCTAAAATTCTTCCGGAATAATTATCGAAGTCTGATGCCCAATATTGACATCGTGCTGATTTAATAGCACCGATAACTTCCCGACTAATATCTAAAAGTGTTCCAACATCTTCAATATTGGTGTACACATCCGCACTAATGGTCGGCTTGATCACTTCGGCCGTCCGGATAATGTCCGGTCGTTCTTGGTCGTTGCTAAAGTCAATGATCACTTGTGGATAAACAGCCTTGTGCTTGTGGCCATCAAAGAATACTGGTGCTGAAACGTCCTTTAATGCTTGTCGAACTTGATTCAACAAGTCTTTTTCTGGTCCAGGTACTTTCATTTCTGCTCCTAACGAATGGCATGGCGCATGGTTTCTTCAAATTTTCCGTCTAATCGTGGAATCATTCGTTCGCCACTTGGCTTCATAAATGGTTCCTTAGGATTGTGACCATAGCCAAAGTCAACGTCAGCGCCGTAATAATGCACGTCTTTTTTTCTTGATGGTTTGCTAATCTTTTTAGCTTTACCACCTTCTGAAATAGCCTTACGAGCCTTATCAGCGTCTTCGGCCGTTGCGAGTGGAACTACACTGACCGACATTTTATCTTCGGAGAATTGAGCCGTAATACTGCCTTCCAGTGTTCCTGTTGGTACATAGCCACTTTTGCTATGACCAACCTTTGAGCGTTCAATTTTAGCGGCTTCTTCGACTTCATCGGCTCCCGCTTTTCGGATAAAGGCTTTACTACCAATAATTGCTCGCTCTAGTTCACGTTGAAATTCTGCCATTGCTCCGGGCATTCCAGCTTCTTCAAGAGCTTGTGCGGCTCTCCGTGCGTCTTCAAAATTGCCCATATCAACGCCAAAATCAACGCGCGGTAGTTCGTTATAGTTATTAGCCATGACTAAATACCACCTCACTATTGACGATATAAAAGTCGGTTCGTTGAAAATGACGGCCGACCTTTTGTATTTCATGAATGGTTGATTGATCGTTAAGATCGTAATCGCTAAGGCCGATTTTGTCGGCCTCAACTTCACCAAACACCCGCGCTATCGTCACATCGTACATTTTGCCGTTACCAAACGTTAAATTAGTACGCTTGACGTTGGCTTTAACTGGTGTGACTGACGTTTTAAGCTTGTAGTCCAATTCGTCATCTTCACCGTCTGCCATGTCCTCTTTGATTAAGTAAACCTGTTGATCGTATCGCATTAATACCACCCCACAGCTCTACCCTGCTGGCTTGCGTCTTTACCGGTACTATCAATCCATGCTTGAATGTCCGGCATATAGTCCTTTAGGTCGTTTGAGTTAAAAGTCATTGACAAGCCCTCTTCTGAAATGCTGTTCATACCCTCATTGTGGAACTTATTAAACTTGGTCAAGGTCAATTGATCGACTAAGTAATCTAGTTCTAACGGGAAAACATCATCATCTTGATAGGGCCGGATATAAACCATGATGGCTTGCTTGGCCTGTTGAATATAGATGGCAACTCGGGCTTCATCTTTTTCATCCAGGTCTAAGCCTAACAACGTTTCAATCCGCTTGACGTCATTCCCGGAATTTAAAGATTCTTCCGCCATGCGATCACCTCACTACTTAGCGGTATCTGGAGTAGCAGCTTGCTTAATAGCTTCGTCAGTAGTAGCAGCTTGCTTAATAGCTTCGTCAGTAGTAGTGAACTTAACAAATGGAATGAGTTTTTCATCTGCAACACGTGTCCAGTACTTACCGTTAGCCATGTCAGCAATGCTTGGGAATGCTACGGTCTTGTTACCGTTGTTAGGCATTGCGTCAGCTTGGAATGCTGATTCATTCCAACTCATACCAGCAGGTGCAAGGATAAAGCGACGACGATTTACTAAGTAGTCAGTACCGTGGAAACGTAAGGCTTCACGGCCAGTTTCAACAGCCTTATCTACTGGTAATTCTGACCAGCCAAAAGCACCAGTTGAGAATAAGTAACTAGTGTAAACACCGTTATTAACTGGAAGAGTGTCATCAACAACGATACGAACACCCTTAATGCTGTCGCCGGGATTTGGAGTGGCAATTTGAGTTGGTAATTGATCACTGTTGACCATGATTACATTACCATTCTTAGGGTCAACAATGTTGGAGTTTTGCAATTGCTTCAAAATGTCAGAGTGAACAGCAACAACTGCCAAATCACGGTAACGATCACCTAATTGGAACCGTGCGTTATTAAAGTTGACCAGTGAGAATGTGTTATCAGTTTGGCCCTTTGCGGTTGCGTCAAATTGATTCTTGTCCTTCATAGAAGCAGAAGAGTAAACACCGTCCAAAGTCTTAAGTAAGATCTTTTCGTTGACGTGACGCCAGTAATCAGCAACGGAGTTAGACATTGCAGTCAATGGGTCAGCACCAGCCAATTCAGCAGAGAGGTCAGTAGCAGACCAACCTTGATCCATACCGTATTCACGCGCTTGTGAGATACCAGTTTCAATGGTGTGGAGTTCAATATCCTTGCTGTCGTCTGGAATTTGAGGGTCAACATCTGCTAAAGGCTTGAAGTAAGGCATGTTTACTAAAAAGCCCCCGCCAGCTAGTTGATTAGCTAAGTCGGGAACTGATTGAATTACACCAGATTGAAAAAATTGGTCTTGTTCTACTGAACGTTGAGCGGTATATTGCGCCCATGTTTCGGGAATTTGCATATCAGCAAGTTTAGTTGCGTTTGTAATGTTTGCCATAATTTATGTCTCCTTTTTTATTTAAAGTAAAACCCGGTTGGTTGCGCTTGGGCAATCATTTGTTGGGCTTGTTCTGGATTACTTGATAAAATCTGTTGTTGTTGCGTAAGGTTCCAGCTTTGCTTTGCCCACGGATTGTTAGCAATTGGTGTTGTCGGTGCACCAGTACCATTTGATGGGTTTTGCTTGCCCTGAAGTAACTTTTGGGTTGCTTCATGAACCTTGTTATCAACAAACTTGTTTAATCGGTCAATATTCGCTTGGGTTGCATCATCGTCAGCCCCCATTAACAGTGGCAGCATGTCCAAACTAATACCCTTGTCGATTAACAAGTTCTTCGTTTGAACTTCACGTAATTGCTGATCTAATTGCTTTTGGCGTTCTTCAAACTGTTTTTGACGATCAGCTGCTTCCGCCTTAGCACGTTCGTCAGCAGACATCTTAGCCCGCTCTTGAGCCGTCTTAATGGCGTCTTGCTTTTCTTTTTCAGCTTTCTGCTGATAGTCTTGCAAGCGTTGTTCGGCCTTAGTGCGTTCCTTAGCTGTCTGTTCCGCAATCAGCTTATTAATTGCTGCTTGTTGTTCGTCGGTAAAGGTGATACTTGAACCTTGTTCTTGACCTTGTTGCCCTTGATCATCTTGACCAGTGTTTTGTTGCTCTTGATTTTGCAATCCTTCGTTATTTTCCATAATTAAACCTCCGTATTACGCTCGTCAGCTATTCCCGTTTAACCCCCGTCGGGTAAATCCCGTCCGCTCTTTAACGCCTGTCAGCACGTTTGAAGGCATAATAAAAGTGGCTGTTACGTTATTTGTAATAGCCACTACTTAATCTAAGTTATCTAACATATTAAATACATCGTCCCAGCTTCCTTCCGTTGGTATGATGTTGCAGGCGCACCGTGGGTGAAATGGTGGCACGTTAATGCCAACTTGAATTTCATCAATCTTCACCTTTGTACCGTCCATTCCTTCACAGAATCGACAAGTATGTGGATTGTCCCGCGTCATGACCTTTACATAGCGATAGCCTTGTGACTTAAACAATTTAGCAGATGACTTAACTTGGGTCACTTTTGCTTCTGTCACAAACACTCGTTCAACATCGGACTTGGTCCGCATATAACGTTTCTGAACTTCGTTACGCCAGCCATCTGACTTGTAATTCCATTGTTTGTTTGCTTCAAGGGCTTCCTTAGCCGCCTTTTTCAGTGAATTAGGATTCATATGATTCTGCACTTGATAATCAATGACCCTGTCTAAATCCAGTGACAAACTTTGCATATGCTTAAACACTAGCGGTAACGTGTCGGTGTCATTGCCTGTTTGGACTGCAATCCGCATTAAAGCGCGCCTTCTCAGTTGTGAGTTATAACCTTGATTACTACGCCCACGCAATGACGTGACCCGCTGCACAATGTTACTCTGCTCAGTTTGCAAACGCTGATTAACATTCAATCCTAATCGGGCGATATTGACCCGGCTTTCCAACTTTGCCATATCTCGATTTGTTTTATATGGCAGATCATTGAACAGCGCCCCCAAAACTTCCTTCTGTGCCATTGTCCGGGCTTGGTCGCGTAATTCCCTTAAAGCATTAAAAACGGCTTCTACGTCCTTAGAATCGGCTTTGTCAGACCACTTCAATCCGTTATTGAAATAATGATCTAACGTAACTTCTTGTTGACGCTCAGCTTGATCAACGGCAGCACGTAATCGTTGCACTGACGGACTATTAGGATTGAAAGCCTTGTTTAGTCGGTCAAACCACTCTTTATCCGTCATTGTTGATCACCCTTTAGCTTATCTGTGAGCTGTTCGGTTTGCTTTCGATCAAGCACTTGTGATCCCGGAACAGCCTTATCACCGGTTGCAAAGATGGCGCCAATGCCGGAACCGCCTTGCTGGTACAGTTCATCTTGATCCAGCGAGTGCTCACGTTCATCGTCAATCCGTTGTTGTTCAGCATCCGCTGGTACCCCCGTAATCGGTTCGGCCAATTCTCGTAAGGTTTCTTGACTGAATAAGTCCGGGATACCGGATAATGTTTGGATTAACTGAGCTGTTGCGTCGTCATTCTTCGGCAAGTTAGGATCAAGATTTGGTTTGATCATCTTTTCAATGACGTTCAAATCATTGTTATTACCCGGTAAAGCGTTGCTGGTATTCCAATAGAACACACAACAGCTTAATCGATTATGCAGGCCTTTCTTGAACAGTGATTCTTG